GAATATGTAAGAAAAAGATAATAATATGGCTACAATCGCCTTTGATATGCAATCAAATATATTCATTGAAATATTTTTTATTTTATCTTCAAAAATGTAGGAAATACCGTATCCTGCCCAAATGAAAAAGTAAATACCAAAAATAAGATAATTAAATGGGTTAAATGTATGAATAATAAAGGTAATGAAAATTAAATAGAATATAAGAAAAAATGGTATAAATCCTAGAATCATAGCAGATAAACGGTCAAATTCATTTACTTCTCCTAAATATCCTAATAATAACATAAGATAATCAAGTAGAAGAATCGTAAATAATAATATAGGATTGATGGGAATATTAGTTGAACTTTGTAGAACTAAACAAAGAACGATAAGCATAATAGGTGTTGTGAATATCCATCCATTATATCTTAAACGATTAACTGCAGATAGGTCTATTTCTTTATCGGTACGTGGAGAATCAAAATAAGTAGAAATATTATTGATAAACAAATAATACATAAAGGAAGATATTCCGGTTACCATTGTTTCTAATATTAATATTCTTCGTAATTGAGAATCATTCACAATCATACTTGAAAAAAAAGTAATTAAAAGGGCAAATAACATAAAATAAAAAACAACATAATATGATTTTCTAGTAATTTCTAATAATTTTTCTTTTTCCAATTTTTCCACGTTTTTTACGTTTTCCATTATATATTTATCTTATAAAATATAATGTTCTAGATTGTTTGTAGAAGATTTCTGTAACGAAACCCTCATAATATAGTGTACCAGTTCGTATATACTGGAATCCCGAATTGATAACCATAAACTTACCATTTAATTTGAACCATGCTGAACCCTTTATTCTGTTCAAATCCCGTAGATGATAGACGGTTTCATTCATAATCTGTTTAATTCTTGGACGTTTTAGTAACATATTATAACGAAAATCTGATTTGGGTATACGCTTTATTTTTATAAATTTCCCATCCCTAATAATAAGTTCACCGGTAAAAAGTTTAATCACATTTACAATATCCACATTAATTGGATGGCCCTGCTTTTTGAGCAAAATGTCTGACATTCTTGAATTCTTTTTATTTTAAATAAATAATTTAAAATAAAAATCAATTTTTTACATAGGCAAAGCAGTCTATAATCTTATGGTATTGATGAAACCGTTGGTTTAACTCCGTAAATGTCTAAGGTTCTAGCACTCGCATCTTTTGCGTCTACATATTTAGGCATCCAGAAATAAGGAATTATTTTCCCCATACCAGCGAAATGACTTTCAAATATTTTCCTATAATAGAATTGTTCTGCTGTCTTAGGTAGTAGATGTTCACCAACTTCTCTCATATACACACTATATTTCGCAATTTTCTCATACATATCTGGACTATTTTTAACATAAGAAAAGTTGACATAATCTTCCTCAATAAATTTGGCAGAAGTATATTCTTGTATAATTTCATAAAGCGACCGAGTAGTTTTAGATACGCCGTCACTAAACGCCTCCTTTCTACGATATAAAATCTCTTCTGGTAAAAGCGCAGTACCTACCGAATTAATGTATTCATTTTCACCGAATGCTTTTCTAATGAGACTTTTTTCCATTGCACCATACAGTTTATGAAATCTCAAAGAAGTAGGAATAGACATATAATATTGTATCCACGTACGGTCTAGAAATGGAGTCCTAGGCTCTAGACCATGACAAGAAATACATTTATCAGAACGTAAAACATCAAACGTATAAATATCCTTCAGTAATCTACGACATTCTTTATCAAATTCAAGTTGGTCTGGTGCATGACCCATATATAAATACCCACCAGTTAACTCATCAGACCCATCACCATTAAAAATAACTTTGGCATTACTATGCTCTGAAATATATTTTCCCAGCAACCAGTTTCCAATACTAGCTCTAACCGTAGTAGTATCATAACTTTCTATAGCGTAAATTACTTGAGGAATAGCATCCAAAAAATCTTGCTCAGTTAATAAAATTTCTGTATGTTTGGTTCCTAGATAGTCGGCGACAATACGTGCATATTTTAAATCTTCTGAATCTTGAAGACCAATACTATATGTCTCTAGCGTAGGTAAGTTATTTATTACGTGGTAATCATTAACTAGTGCCGCAATAAGACTACTGTCTAATCCTCCAGATAGTAGACAGGCAATTGGTCGCTCTGTAGTTGAGCACCGTTTTTCAACTGCATTTACCAAGTAATGTTGAATATTTTTTATAGCTAAAGCTTCAGATTCATCGGAAGACTGATTTACAAGATTAATATTTGTATGAAATCCAATAGAATGATAGGAACGTTGATTCTCAATAATTTTCCATGTTGAATTTACAACAAACTTTAGTTCAAAAACCGAGTAAGTACCTGGTAGAAATTGCTCTATTTTGTAAAAAGGTAGATTTCTTTTACTAGAACGTTTACTAGTAATGTATTCATTCATTTTGTTTTTAATCTCATATAACATCTTTAGTTCACTCGCAAAACCATACAAACTAGAATCAATATTAAAATCATAAACAATATCTGAATTATCAGTAAACGGGTCATTGATTTCTGTTTCAAAATCTGGTTTTAAAAAATACAATGGTCTTACACCATATGGGTCCCTAGCCACATACATTTTAGATAATGCATTAGATAGACGATAGTCAATTAATACAAAAGAAAATACGCCATCTAGAAGTTGTAATGTATGTTCCATTCCGTAACGTTTATAAAGATGAATAATAACTTCACAATCAGAATCTGTAGATGGTTCAAATCCATTGCCGATTTCCTTGTAAAGTTCTCTATAATTATAAATTTCGCCATTACATATTAGAACAATTTCATCAACGACAATAGGTTGATTTGAAATATCATTCAGACCATTAATGGCTAACCTATGAAATCCAAAATCAGCTTTAATCATAACATTTTTTAATACAGAATTCTCTGGACCTCTACCCTTTCCCTTATCAAATTGTTCCTTTACAAAATTATAAGTTAATAATTGGTGTGTGTTATTTAGTAAAGTAAATATTCCACACATAGTTAACATATTACGTAAAATAATCTTTATACTGATTTTATTGATGTTTTTCAGAAAATAATTTGTAAATCTATTATAAAGATTAATGATGGATAACCCAAAATTTCAAAAAATTAATAATTCAACCGATATAGCTTTAGCTAATAGACCATTAACTTCTGATAATGGACATTGTTGTACCACCAAAGGAGAAAAAAAGGTTCCGGCGGCATCCATTGATTTGTACAAATCAGGAAATTTATCTGTTGATTCAAAGTATATTGAAATTGATAGCCCGTTAATTCCTATCTCTTTAAAACCAGGAGATAGAAATGACTTTATTATAGTAAAGAAAGATGATTCTGATGTTGATGAATTAATGAATAATAATGAAAAAAATGATGTTGTTCCGATTAAAGGAGAACAGTATAAAATGAATTTTTCTACACAGTTATATGTTGGGTCATTAACAGTTTTGGGTTTATTTGTATTTTATAGATTAATACAAAAGACCAAGTAAATTTAAAAATTAACAAATTCTTTCATAAATTGTGTTCTAAGATAAAAAGCTCTGGTTTTGGGTGCATCCTTACCAGCGCCTTTGGTTCGGTTTTGTAAATATTTTCCCAAACTTGTACTCCCATCTAATGTATTATTATCAATAAGAAATTTCCGAATACTATCGTAATCAGTTTTCAGCTGTTCCAAAACCACTGCATGTTGTGGTTCTCTCAAATCAATAATAGTGGGACTCATATAGGTAATGTTATCTCCTTCCCGAAGGTATGGAATATACAATATTTTGGTCATTTTCTTATAACATTTAGATTCTGTAAATTCTTCATTTTTTAAGTTCTCTTTATTTATCATTGTTACTGCGATAGTTTCTTTTGTCACCAATTCTCCTGCTCTTTTATTTTGTTTAAGAGGAAATACCTTTACCTCTCCATCGGTACAATCTAAGCATTCGGAGCTCGTAGGAATACCAGTTAATTGTTCTAAATAATTACCCGGTTTACCTTTATTTGCGGTCTTTGGTAAAGCATATTGCATATCTTTTATTTCCATTACTTTTTGATAAACATCTAGTATACATGGTCTTGATAGTAGGATGCACTCACCTCCAGCACTGGACTTAGCAGTTTGATTTTTGGGAGTTTTACGTGACTTTTTACTAGAAGTCAACTTAACTGATGGCGAAGACGACATATTTTATATATAAAATGATTTATATATAAACTCTTTACTTATTATTTATAATTTGTATCTTTTGTATAATTCTAGTGCAGTTAATCCTCCAAAAATCTGAGCAAGACAGTAAGGTATTATCTCATTGGTAGGTATTTTTCCGGCTGAGGCTAATACTATAGTAACTGCTGGGTTAATATATCCACCAGAAATATTAATTGATAACAACAATACTAATGCCAACGCAGCACCAATAGCAAGAGGGTTACCTGTAGCTAAAATAACATAAACAAAAAAGGCAGTTCCGATAAATTCTACTAAATAATTGTACATTGTTAGTTATATATGTTATATTGGGAAAAAATTATCAAAGAATAGGTCTAAAGATTATAAATTAATTTCATAAAATAATTGATAGTAGGATATCCATAATAATCAAAATATAATTTTAATGACATACCTACCATGAATACAATCCATATACAAAAATATCCTATAACTATATAACTAGCTATTTTTAAATAATAATTCATTTTTATTATATAAGAAGAAAAATTAATCAATCTCTTCAATTTGGGGACCAGGTCCATCATCATCATCTTCTTCATTATTTGCCGGGGGAGGCTGACTTGAATTAGTACTTGGTACAGAGACGGCCGATACAGCATCCATCATATCCTTAGATTTGCTTTCAAATTCATCTTTAGAAGCCCCTGGATTATTGATATGCCAATCTTCATATTCCTTAATAATATCATTAACCTTGGTCTTTACATCATCTGCTGCAGTAGAATTTGTACTCTTTAACTGATAAATCTGCTCCTCCATGCGATTCTTTGCATCTACTCTAGCCCTCAACATGTCATCTTCATTCTTATACCTCTCGGCTTCCTCTACCATCTTATCAATATCTTCCTTACTCAATCGTCCCTTATCATTAGTAATAGTAATCTTATCAGATTTCCCAGTAGATTTCTCCGAGGCAGAAACATTAAGAATTCCGTTAGCATCTACATCAAAGGCCACCTCAATCTGGGGCATACCACGAGGCATCGGCGGAATACCATCTAACTGGAATTTACCTAAAAGCGTATTATCAGCAGTCATTGAACGCTCTCC